AGAGATTCAGCAAGCGGGTACTCGCTAATGTTTAGAGTTCTACCGTACCAAGGTGGGACACCAAGGGATATTTCCGAGGTGGTCAACAACCTGATGAACGGCAAGTCCAACAACACGGGGACTATTACCCTGGCTACGGGCAACGCCACTACGACTACCCTAGTAGACGAGCGTATTTCTGTATATACAAAAATTGTCCTGATTCCGTTTTCTGACGCGGCAGAAGCTGACTCTGCGCCATACGGTGCGTTTCAGGACACGACTGACCAGACGGCCACGACGACCACCAACGAATACATTATTTCTTACGACACCACCGACTACTCTAACGGGGTTTCGGTAGAGAGTACCAACAAGATTCGGGTCAAGTCTTACGGGATATATAACATTGCGTTCAGTATTCAGTTTGCCAACACGGATGTTGGAATTCAAGACGTAGATATATGGTTTAAGAAGGGTAGCGGAAGCGGTGCAGCGTCTAACATCGCTGGCAGTAACAGCAAGTTTTCTGTGCCTAACAGTCACGGTGGAACCGACGGCCACTTAATTGCCGCGCTTAATTTCTTTATAGAACTCCAAGCAGATGACTATGTGCAATTAGCGTGGGCATCTACGGACTCAGACTGCAAGATTGAACACTTAGCCGCGCAAACCAGCCCGACCAGACCAGCAACTCCGTCGGTAATTCTCACGGTTAACTATGTCGCACCGTCGGCTTACTCAAACATTTACGTCTCTGCCCAACAGCAAGGACAGGCAACGATAAGTCACTTTGCCAACAGTACGGCAGACAAGACTTATGCTTACATTTTGGTTGGATAATCTTTATAATAGGTGATATATGGCTTACGACGCTTTCGGAAATTTTGTCCCTGACACCGCACCAGGCCAAGGTGCTTTACCAGCACCGCTAGGAACCTCGTCTGGTTCGTCAAGAATCGACCCCGCGCTTAGTCCATACTTACAGATGGGGTTGCAACGCGCCCAGCAACTATTCTTTGGCGCACAGCCTCAGATGTTCCAAGGCCAGACCTACGTCTCGCCGTCTGCACAGACACAGCAAGCCCTAGCCCAACAAGAGGCTCTGGCTACCGGCGCACAGCCAACCCTACAAGCCGCACAGCAAGCTTACCAATCCTCCCTCGGGCAGATTGGGCAAACAGCCGCAGGTGGCTTCTTGCAAGGCAATCCCTACCAACAGGCAATGCTTGCCGCCGCTACCCGCCCGCTTACACAGCAGTACGGGGAGCAGATTGTTCCGGGCATTGCAAGCCTTTATTCACGCGCTGGGCGCTACGGGTCAGGCGCGATGGAGCGTGCCCTTGGCGGGGCTACGGAAGCCTACGGCAGGGCATTAGGCGACGTTTCTGCCAACATCGTTGGTCAGGACTACGCTAGGGAGCGTGGACTACAACAACAGGCTCAACTTAGCCAAGCAGCACTAGCCCAAGCCGCACCTTCGTTCTTTCAGATGGGCTTTCTTCCTTCTCAGGCTTTGGCACAGGTTGGCGCAGCCCGCGAACAGATTGCGGCACAGCCCCTGCAAGAGGCAATGCAGAGATACCAATACTCGCAACAGCTTCCGTACCAGCAACTACAAGGGTTCTTGTCGTCTGTCTACGGTACGCCAATGGGACAGTCGGCTATCCCACAAGCACAGACAAACCGCACCCTGCAAAACCTTGGTATTGCAACCACAATTGGCGGTCTAATCCCAGAGTCAACTCGCCAAAGGGCGTTTGATTACGTTGCCGGACTGTTCTAATAAATGGCTACGCAACCTCAATTAGCGGTTGATAGGGTCATCCCTTGGATAAACCCATACGAGTACATCCTAAACACGAATCAGGGTGACTTTGTCTACGTCCCCAAAGACATCGTCAACAAGGGATATGTAGCGGAGCGTTATGAGTTCAGCGGTAGCGGAGCAGACCTACGGCAGACAAAGGAAAAAAGACAGTATTTCCACCCAGAGTTCTTAAACCAAGACTTCTTGGGTCAGGCAAAGGCCGTAAACCTAGACCAAGGTGTTTTTTCGGACGAGCAGAAAAAAGCCTTATCAAGCTCGGTTGGTGGAGACATAACAAACGGATACCTGTTTCCTGCGGTCAAGTACATAGAAACCGTAAAACCCGCGCAGATGTACTCAATAACCGAGGGCGCACCTGCAATCTCTGGAATCAAGACAATCTCTGACGAGGGTGTAAACGAGGCGGTTAACTTTGACTCTGGCTACAAGTACGTTCTTGGCGAGGGTAACGAAAAGCAGTTTGACTTCATCAACCCAGACTCAAGTTTTATTACGCTTACCGCCGGAGAAGCACCTAGCGGGCGTGGAAAGTTAGGCAAGGAGTTAAGAAGGGCGGCCATTAAGATTGGTCAGGTTCCATTCCTCACCCAAGCAACCGCGTTTATCCCTGTCGTTGGCCCGTATGTTTACGCTGCTCTCAGGGGCGCACAGATGGGCGCAGAGGGCAAAGACCCGCTAGAGGCTGGCTTACAGGGTGGCGCAGAACTTGTACTTAGCAACGCAATCAATACCGCAATCGGTGGAACTCCGGTAGACGTTGGCGTAGAGCCCGGTGTTGGTGTCGATGTGTACCCAGTAGACGCTGGTGTAACGCCAGACGTTACGCCTATCGGAGGGACTCCGGCACTACCGCCTGTTGATTATGGTTTGCTAGGTGGTTCAAATGTGCAGACTACTGCGCCAGGAATGGGTGGTGGTACTGGGTTAACTGGAACCTTGCCACCGTTGCCAGACGAAAGTCTTTTAGGAACAACCACAACCCCTGATTACGGGCTTGGCCCACAAACAACACCCGGCGTTAGTGGCGGCGTAGGATTACAACAGCCGACCATGCCAAACGTAGGCGGTTTGGGCGGCGCACAGGGTATTACTGTGCCGGTTTCAGGTGGGACGGTAGGACAGTTAGGAACTACGCCAACAGGCGCAACCCCTGTCCTCGGAAGTCCTGGTTCATTCATTAACGACCCAAATGTATTAGGTACGGATGTAATAGCACAGGGAACACCAAGCAGTATTTCTCTGCGTGACGCTACTCGCGGGGCAAGACTTGTAAATAGCTTGCTAAACCCACCGGAAGCAGGCGGTGCTGGCGGTGGCGTAGCACAAGATAGTGCACAGCAGACAATGGCAGGAGTTGATTATTCTGGTCTGTACAACTTACTTGCACAACGCGCTCTTGCCGGTGGTTTACTCGGCACTCGGTATCAACCGCAATCCATCAATCTTGCTAGTCTTTTAGGATAACGATATGGAAGACGATATTTTCAGTTTACTTGACCCAACTGGTGCATTACGCCAGAGGGCATCAGGACAGGCTACAAGCCAAGGACTAACCAGCCTCGGCCTTGGGTTGCTACGGGCATCCCGTGGACAGCCAGGGCAGGGCAGACCTAGCATTGCACAGGCCATCGGAGAGGTTGGGCCAGTAGCGTTGCAGAACTACCAGCAGTCGTTTGACAAGACTCTTGCAGACGCGCTAAAGGGACTGCAAGTAAAAGACCTGCTTGCCAAGCGCGAAGAAGAAAAACGTATGCGTGAGGCACAGCAAACTTTTCAGCAGAGAGTTGCCGCAGCTACGACTATGCAGCCACCGGGAATTGTTGCCGGTGCTGAACAACAAGCCGCCCTTATGAATCAGATGAGATTTCCAGGAGAACAAGGCGTTCCAACAGAAGATGTTGAAATGACAAGGCAGGCTTTAACTTCAAACCTACCACGCAGAGCAGTTACAGACGAAGTAGCCGCAAATCAGGCGGTCTTAGACTACCTTCGTCTTTCTTCTCCAGTAGAGTATGCAAAACTAATTGCAAAAGAACCCAAAGCATTGCCGGCAAGTATTCAAGAATACAATTTTGCGGTGGGACAGGGATTTAAGGGAACATTCCAAGACTTTGTTACCGAGCAGAAAAAAGCCGGCGCTCCATCTACTAATATCACCCTACCAGGCGACAAGAAGATGGCAGAAGTCTTGGGTGCTAAGGGTGCAGAACGCCTTGATACGTCATTGACGCAAGCCCAAGAAGCTCAAAGCACCATTCAAAACATCAATGAACTACGCCCAATCCTAGCAGAGGGAGTGTTTGCTGGCCCATTAAGTGCCGCACCTCGCGCCGTGGCTCAGATTGCTTCATCATTAGGGGTTACTGGCAAGGACACAAAAGAGTTGCTAGAGCGCACCGCAGTTGCAATGCAGGGTTTAGCAAAGTTTGAATTGTCTGCTGCCGCCGCAATGCGCGGACAGGGTGCAATTACAGAAAACGAACGGATGTTAATTCAACGCGCAGCTGGTGGTCGCCTTGACCAATTTACCGCGCCAGAGGTTCAGGCACTTCTCACAGCAATGGAAAAAACAGCCAACTACAGAATTGGCTCACACAATCGCCAATTAGATGTGTTGCGTAAGAGTGGAAGCCCAGAGGTTCGTGACTTGTTGCCATTTTACGAGTTAAGCCCAATGAATGTTGCGCCGACACCTGCTGCTGGCGGTATTAAAAAATACAACCCCAAAACTGGGAAGGCTGAATAATGGTAATTGACATCCCAAAAGTCGGACAGGTTGAGTTCCCCGACACGATGTCGGAATCTGAAGTCAACGCTGCCGCTAAAAAACTGTACGACGAGGCAAGCGCACCAAAAGCCGGTGGCATGCAAAGGGCGGCAGAGATAGTTACCCGTGGGGCTTTACCTCCCGCGACAATGGCCGCAACAGGTGCTCTTATGGGTGCTCCTGCTGGCCCTGCTGGGGCTGCCATAGGGGCATTAACTGGCGGTGTTGCTATACCCGTATCAGACTTCTTGGTAAACCTGTATAACCTCACCACAAGAAGCGATGTAAAACTTCCTTCTAGCGCAATCTCAGAGATGTTAGACAATCTTGGGTTGGCTAAACCAGAAAGCCGTGGAGAACGGATGCTAGAGGCTGGAGCAGGAGCAATTACAGGGGCTGGCGCACAGTTACCTGCTTTAGCAAGATTAGCAACTGGCGCAGTATCACCAGTAGTTCGTGGCGTTGCACAACAAGCCGGTCAAGCCCCAGTCGCGCAGATTGGCGCAGCCGCACCAGCGGCAGGAACCGCACAGTATGTGACAGAGGCAACTGGCAGTCCGCTTGCTGGATTGGTTGCAGGAACCGCTGTTGGTGCTGGAACAGGAATTAGACCAGGACGAGTAGAACAAGGCGCTGGAAGGCCAGAACTAGCCTTGCAAGCCGCCTCTGCGTATCGTTTAGCAGACCGCGCAGGGCTGGTTGTTAAAGATGACTATGTGCAAAACATTGCCAACACGCTGAAAAAAGAGGCGGTTGATGCTGGATTTGATGTTGGATTGCATCCAAAGGTAGCTGCGGTAATTAACAGGTTAGAAACCGAAGGCTCAACTCCCAAAACCCTGAAAGAGTTAGAAACATTGCGCCGGATTGTACGTTCGCCAGAGGGTGATTTTACAAATCCTGACCAACAACGTATTGCAGGAATCCTTGTAGACAAGTATGACGACCTAGTAGAAGGTATTGGCAAGACCAATATTCTTTCTGGCGACGAAAAAATGGCAGTTTCTGCGCTGAAAGAAGCCCGCAAAGTTTACGGACAAAGCAAACGGCTTGGAATCGTTGAAGATTTGGTGAATAAAGCCGATATTAGTAGCGGTCAGTATAGTCAATCAGGAATGGACAACGCTTTGCGGGTGCAGTTTGCCGCATTAGCCAAGAACAATAAGCGTATGGCCACATTTACACCTGCCGAACAAGCAGAGATTCGTAATATCGCCAAAGGCGGTGGTACTGGCGAACAGATTTTACGCTTTGTTGGCAAGTTCTCTATCCGTGGCCCAGTTAGTTCCGTCCCGTACATTGGCGCAGCTTCTATCTCTCCAGAATTAGGTGGCCCAATAGCAATGGGGGCGGCTGCGGTTTCAGAAATGGCACGCCGTGGAGCAGAAGGATTGCGCCAACAAAATGTCCAACGGCTCATGGAGCAAATTAGCCTTGGCAGGACACCACAAGGACAAGCATTAGAACTACTGCCGCCAACAGCATTGCGCGGTTTATTATCCACACAGTATGGAATGGAGTAAGAAATGCCCAAGACCAAGATTTCAGAATACTCAACGACCAACTCGTCAAATACCGACATAGAAGGTATTAACATCGACGAGGGGTGTGCGCCTTCTGGGATAAACAACGCCATCCGTGAGCTTATGGTTCACCTAAAGGAGTTCCAGACAGGGGCTTCTGGGGATGCGTTTACCTTTGCTGGTGGAACCCTGATGAGTGGGACGAACACCATCTCTGGGGCGGCTGTAATCTCGGGCAACATCAACTCCTCTGGCACGACCAACACCTTCTCCGGCGGGAATATCCTGTCCGGCACGAACACGATTTCAGGGTCGGCGATTATCTCTGGAAATATAAACTCGTCAGGGACTACCAACACATTCTCTGGTGGCAACGTCTTCTCTGGGACAAACACGTTCTCAGGCACAAACGTATTTAGTTCTGACGTAACCCTAAACGCGCAGAGTGACTTGCGGTTTGCGGACTCTGATTCGTCTAACTGGGTTGCCTTCCAATCACCAGCTACTGTTGCGTCTAACGTAACGTGGACACTACCTGCTGCTGACGGTACTTCTAATCAGGTACTGGCTACAAATGGCTCTGGAACGCTATCTTGGGCTACGGCAGGTGGTGGTGCGTCTATCTCTGCTGGAGACTCTAAGGTAGAGGTTACGGACACAGGTTCTAACGGAACCATTGTGTTTAATACCGATAATGCGGAGAGGATGCGGATTAACTCTAGCGGTAATGTGGGAATTGGTACAACCAATCCATCTGTTAAGTTTCAAGTAGAAGGAACTATACCTGAAATAAATTTTGTTAGTTATTCGGATACAAATAACTATGGTGTAACGCACAGATTTCAAACGGCAAAAGGTTCGTTAGCCTCGCCAACCGTAGTAATAAATGGAGGTGAACTACTTACTTTAATTGCACAAGGACATACTGGCTCTGCTTTTGCTAGTGCTGCATCTATTAGAGTGCAAGTAGACGGAACTCCTGGCGCAGGTGATATGCCCGGACGGATTGTTTTTTATACATCTCCGGATGGTTCTGCGGCCGACACAGAACGTGTTCGTATCACTAACAATGGTGATTTGTTGGTGGGGAAAACCACTTCAGATACAACAACTGCTGGTTGCAGATTTGTAGCTAGTGGAGTAGGTGTTTTTGTACAGTCGGCAGACCAAGTGTTAATTGTTAATAGACTTACTGACGATGGAAGTATTGTTAGTATTCGTCAAGCCAGTACAGAAGAAGGCACAATCTCCGTATCAGGCACAACAGTCTCATACAACGGTGGTCACTTATCCCGTTGGGCGCAGATGCTCACCAAACCTGACTTGCTCAAAGGTACGGTGATGTCCAACCTTGATGAGATGAATGTCTACACAGACGCAGAAGGCAACCCAGTAGATAACGAGCAGTTAAACAAAGTCAAGGTCTCCGATGTCGAGGGTGATGTCAATGTGGCTGGCGTGTTTGTCAACTGGACTTATGACGAGGCTCATCAGGTAGACGAAATCAATATGGCGATGACAGGTGACATGATTATCCGTATTGGTCAGGGTGTAATTGTCCAGAAGGGTGACTTACTCATGTCTGCTGGTGACGGTACTGCCAAACCACAGGGTGACGATATTGTGCGTTCTAAAACTGTTGCCAAGGTCACATCCAATCATGTTACTTGCACCTACGCAGATGGTTCTTACTGCGTACCGTGTGTGCTAATGGCTTGTTAAGGGGAAATAATGGCGACAATTGGCGAAGTTCAGGGTCAACTAGACACCCACGAAGCTGTCTGTGCTGAACGCTATCTTGGGATAAACGCACGACTCAAGCGGCTAGAGCAAATCCTAATCGGCTCTGCTGGCTGCATAATCCTTTTATTGCTAAACCTGTTGGTTAAATGACCACCATCGCTGCCAAAGCGTCTACGGGAGAGATTGCCGCAGACTCGATGGTCAGCGGTGATGACTCGTTCTACCTTGTAGAGAAACTCCGTAGTGGGCAGACAAGCGTCTACGGGGGTTGCGGAGATTGGGATAAACTATTAAAGTTCTACAATTCGTTGGAGTCTGGGGCTGACCTAGACTCGGATACGGATGTGACCGTTCTCGAACTCAGAAGTGATGGCATTTGGATTTACGAGAGTACCATTTGACGTAATGACTCTAAGCGGGAGGAAGCGTGGTAGCACTAAAAAAGGTGTCGGACGAGGAACTAATAGCGGCGTTTAAGACATACGGCAGTCCACAGAAGGTCTCACAGGTTCTAGGCATAGACGTAGGTACGGTTTACCGAAGGCGGTCGGCACTTAAGGACGTATCCCTACCCTCCTTTGCTGCAAGACAGCACAGCATCGCCAACACATACATCCCAGATAACCGCAGGGTTATATCCCACACCGTAGATAACGGTCACGTCTTCATAGCCTCAGACTGCCACTACTGGCCTGACGAGGAAACCGTAGCACACAAGGCGTTTGTTTCCCTGCTGACAGAATTTAAGCCCAAGACCATCATCCTAAACGGGGATGTCTTTGACGGGGCTAGAATCAGCCGCCACGCCGCCCTGATGGGAACTAACCCCCCTACCCCCAAGCAAGAGATAGAAGCCTGTCAAGACCGTCTACACGAGATTGCAAACGCTTCTAAGAACGCTACTAAGTTCTGGACATACGGGAACCACGATACACGCCTCTTTAACTACATCGCTACCCATGCAGACGCTTTAGTAGAGTTCTCGGACTTGTTTGCGTACTTCCCAGGCTGGCATACGGGATGGCGGGTGGACATAAACAACTCGCTGATAGTCAAGCATCGGTGGCACAACGGGCAACACGCGACTTATAACAACGCCCTGAAATCAGGCAGAAGCATCGTCACAGGACACCTGCACAAACTGATGGTCACGCCTTGGGTTGACTACAATGGGCGCAGATACGGAATAGATACTGGAACCCTTGCAGAACCTACTGGCGACCAGTTTGTGTATGTAGAAGAAAACCCCGTGAACTGGTGTTCTGGTTTCGCGGTGCTGACATTCAAAAATGGTATGTTATTACCTCCAGAACTATGTGAAGTCATTAACGGGGTGGCTTACTTTCGAGGAGAGAAAGTGGGATAAATGAGTGATTTAGTAGCCTCGGCAAAAAGTGCAGCGCAGGGTATAAAAAGCGCGATTGCGGCAGGTAAAGAGATTGAATCAGTAGTCCAAGACATACAGAAACTAGGGGTCGCAGAACTCCAAGCCAAGCAAGAGTTCCAGAAGAAGCAGCGGGTGGTAAAGGGTGACACCACCATCCTCACGGCCTTCGCAGAGTGGAGAAGACTCAAGGAAGTGAAGGAAGCCGAAGACGACCTATTCCAACAGCTTGTACAACGCTACGGCAAGGAAAAGGCAGAGTTCGAGTGGAAGGACATCCAATCCATCAAGGAACGCCAGATGAAGGAGGTCAAGGAGGGGCGCGACGAGATGGGGCGTGACCTAAAGAAACTCCGTGAACTCAAGGTTATGTGCTTCGTAGCCTCGCTAATCATAGTCACCACTTACTACATCTTCAAAGGACACCTGTAATGCTATCCCTAATATCCTCCGCTGTCGGATTCCTAGCCTCTGGCTTACCGCAAGTCCTAAACTTCTTCCAAGACAAGGCTGACAAGGCTCAGGAGTTGAAGTTAGCCCAGATGCAGACGGAACGCGAGTTAGCCCTTGCAGAACGCGGTTTCCTTGCCCAGCAGAAGGTCGAGGAGATTCGTACAGACCAGATTGCCCTCCAGACTGACGCAGACCGACAGAGCGCGGCTTTAGACCACGACAAGGCTATCATGGCCAGGGCTTCCAACTGGGTCGTAAACCTGAACGGTATCGTGCGTCCTCTTGTTACATTCCTTTTTATAGTTGAGTTGATTGCCATAAACCTTGCGTTGACCTATTGGTTCATGGCCTCTGGTTCTGTAAACTCAGTTGAAGATATGATTAAAGCCTCGGACATAATTTTTAGCGAAGATGAAATGGCTCTGCTTTCTGGAATTTGTGCATTTTGGTTTGGAAGTCGCCAATGGGGTAAGAAGTGAAAGTCAGCAAGGAAGCGATTGAGGGCATAAAGAAGGACGAAGGGGTAAGGACAAAACCTTACCGTTGCCCTGCGCTACTTTGGACTGTCGGTGTAGGGCACGTCATAGACCCAAACCACATAAGGGTGAAGCTAGATGAACGCAAAAATATACCCATTCCCCCAGAGTGGGACAGAGTTCTTAGCATGGCAGAAGTCGATGCTATCTTGGCTTCAGACTTGGCTACGTTTGAACGAGGAGTTCTGCGCCTCTGTCCAGGTGGACTTACTCAAGGCCGCTTTGACGCTCTGGTTTCGTTCTCCTTCAACGTCGGGCTTGGCAACCTCCAAAGAAGCACGATAAGAATGAAGCACAACCGTGGCGACTTCGAGGGTGCTGCGGAATCTTTTATGGCGTGGACTAAGGCCGGTGGTAAGGAGTTGCCTGGTCTAGTTAAGCGCCGGAAGCAC